TTCAATCTAATTACCGTTTCAATATCAACATCCAATGCCATACATGCTTGCATCACGTACCACATAGCATCACCCAACTCAATAATAAGATGTTCTCGGTTGTCGTCGTTCCAAGGTTTACCTTGAAAGACCATCTTCTTAACAATCTCCAGAAACTCACCAGACTCAGCAGCAAGCCCAACGCCAGCAGTGGTAAGACGTTCAATATTGGCACCTTCTCGGTCAAGTTCACCCAGACGGTCAGCAAGAGAGACAAAATCTTTGGATGCATCTGACGTTACTGCGTCAACAAAATGTTCATAACGTTTAAAATCAATAGTCATACGTTCCACTCAGCAAATTTAGATAAACGGTTTTGTGATTGTGAGAATTGTTCTAAGGTTTCTCCTACCTCTTGTTCATTTACATCCATAATAGATGTGCTATCTGCAACATCATACAACCTCATCTTAGATCTGTCAATACCTACCATAAACTTTTTATTACTGGTAAGATCGTTATATCTATTCTTCAGTTGCTTGACCATTATACGTCCTTGAGATTCCAACTCCTCAGTAGAAATGAGAGCGAACATAAGGTCAGCAGTAGCAGGGAGTCCGAAAGACTCTGACGTGTCAGTAAGGTCAGGATCGCTATTCCCATAACCAGAACGAGTAGTTTGAGTAGCACTGACAATCGGTACATTGTGTTCACAAGCAAGACCACGAAGTTCCTCCGCAATCGCTTTAACATACGTATAAGAGTTGACAATCGCACCCTTATACCTCGCACTTGCACATATATTTAAGTAATCAATAAAGATAATATCTGGTCTAAAATCTTTCTTCAATGAAAGATCAGACAAGAGTGATTTAAAATGTCCTACGTGAGCAGATGCAGTAGGATATTCTTTGATGATGAGTTTACCTTGCGTCTTCCTAGCAATCTCATTCACTTTAGATTTGAACAAGACTTCTGGAAGTTCTGCAATATCACGAATATTACAATTCAGTAGGTTTGCGTCAATTCGCTCAGCAATTTTCTCCTCTGCCATTTCACATGTAACGTAGAGTACGTTCCTGCCCTCTGTGAGGCAGGCACTAGCCATGTGGCACATGAATAGAGACTTCCCGACGCCCGTACCAGCAAGAGCGATGTTGAGAGTCTTATTAGGGAGACCACCTTTGGTAATAAAGTTAAACTTTTCAAGGTCAAAGGGAATCTTTTCCTCGGTACGGTGATAGAAGTCATATCTTGATTCTGATTGTTCAATGTAATCGTGTCCTATGTGTTCATCAAAAGAGACAGCAAGAGCTTCCTGAAGGATGCTAGGGATAGCACCCTTGTCCAACTTGCTGTCACCGCCGTCAGCAATCTTGATTGATTGCATCAGTGCAAGATATATAGCACGATCTTGACACCACTTTTCTGTGGCATCTACTGCCCATTCCTTGTCAACCCACTCGTCAGTATAACTTTTGATGGATGTTAGGCATTGTTGATATGTCTCATCTGTCAGGTCATTACGATTCTGAAGATTGATACTAATAACTTCTTTAGTAGGAACCTTATCATACTTAGTGGAGAACTCCTGAATCTCTTCAAAGATACACCTCTCGCTGTATTCAATAAAGTAATCAGCTTTAATAAAAGGAACTACCTTACGATAAAACTCCTCATCATATATTAAATTACGTAGGATTGTCTCCTCAATACGCTCGTTCATTGAAACTTAATCCTCGCAAATGATTTACCACTCAACCTTTTCTGAATCAGTCTACCATATTCCTCATGCAACTCGCAACCAAGATAATATCTTTGTAATGATTTCGCAACTAAAGCAGTTGTACCAGATCCCATGAATGGATCTAAGATTATATCTCTTTCTTCACTCCCTGCAAGAATGCAAGGTTCAATAAGATCAGGTGGATATGTTGCAAAGTGTGCTTCTTTGTATGATTTGTTTGGAACTGACCAAACACTTTTTTTACGTTTCAGTCCTTTACCATCTACTGTTGGTTCTTTGATAGAATCAACATCAAAATAATAATTCTGACTCTTACTAAACAAAAAGATATACTCGTGGGATTTAGTACACCTATCTCTTACACTTTCAGGCATTGGATTAGGTTTGTTCCATACAATGTCTTGTCTAAGATACCAACCGTCTGCTCTCATAGCAAAAGCAAACATCCAAGGAATACCAATAAGATCTTTTTCTTTAAGACCTTCTAATTTATTACCACGTCTAGCACATGTATCTGGAAGATCTTGTTTGGTATTAGAAAATGATTGTTTACTTAGTGCTTGTCCTTTACCTGGTCTATAGTTATAGTAACTATCACCAATATTAACCCAACAAGTACCATCCTCAGTCAAACAATTTCTAACCAACCTGAATACTTTGACGAGTTCATCAACATATTCTTCTGGTGTCTGTTCCAATCCAATCTGATCTTCCTCACCACCATAATTTCTAAGACCATAATATGGTGGTGATGTAACACACATCCTAGGTCTTTCAGCAATACCAATTGTAAGTTGATTATGTAAATTTTTTAATGTTTCACGACAATCACCAAATAAAATAGTATCAACTGCCATAACTAAATTCTTGCTGTGCTGCTTCTTCTAGTTGTGCCATTACTTCTTCAGTGAAATACTTTTCAGGATCAGCAAGGATAGTTTTGGGATAGATATTACTCTCACCAATTTTAATCCTATTGCCGACTCGTTTGAATACGTTGTATTTCTCACCAAGTTCAAGAAGTCCATAGTACTTGTCTAATCCACGCTCATCAAAAAACAATCGTGTCTCAACTTTACTACCTTCCCTAGTAAATCGTGATTTCTTTGCTTCGCACTTGATGATGTTACCCACCAGTTCAGTGCCATCTTTCTCCTTCTTCTTACCAAGATAGATGATAGTAGATGCAGCATACTTAAGACCTGTACCACCTCCCATCTCCTTTGTAGGAACATAAGAACCAATCACATCATACGTGTGATTAGTAACAAGCATAGGAATACCTGCTTGTCCAAGTTTCAGTGTTAACACACGGAAGGCACCCTTGATCAACTGACTCTTGGTCATGTCACGAACTTGTTTGTCGTTAGTGATGTCATCCATCTCCTTAGATGTTGAGAGCATCCCAAGACTATCAAGAACAAACATCAATGGTTGACGTTCTTCCTTAGGGTCTTTCATATACTTGTCAACAATCCTGACTGCTTGAGTTCTAAACTCCTCAATTGTTGCTACAGGAAAGATTACCATACGAGAGGAGTCAATACCCCTCTCTTCAATCATATCCTTAGAGAGAGCAGATTCAGACTCAAAATAAATAACCCCACCGTTGGGATTGCTGTCAAGAAAGTTACGTACAACGCTAAGGGCAAAGAAAGTTTTTCCTGTTGATGATTCTCCTGCCAGTGCCGTGACCTTGTTTGAAGGAATACCTCCAAATAAAGAACCACTAACGACAGCGTTGAAAATATAAGAGCCAGTATCAACAAAACTGGATGTATCTCCAGCAGCCACTCCATCGCTGACTTTGCTTGCAAATTCGTTTCCACTCTCTTTAATTACTGTATCCAGAAAACCCATCGGTTACCTCACTTTGGTACATGTTAATATAATCGTAGTCTTTTGACAACAATCGTGCGTATGCCCTTGCGATATCTCTATCTTCAAAGACTTTAATTTGGTCAGCATTTAGTGCTGAAATCTGAGTGTCTTGGTATGTGACAGTCCAGACAGTCTTACTCATGCAAAAAAACTCCCTATGGTAACTTTTTTTTCGTGTGTCCACCCTACACATTGTAACACGTTCTTCAGTGGATCCAAGAAAGACTTCTCAAATTGTAACTGATAGTCAACGTATTTGTCAAGGTTCATCTCTGGTGGAATTGTACTGAAGAATGAAACACAGTTCTCATGTAATGGATTTGGTGTCTTCAGATAGATGAACTTGATCTTTTCCCCCTCTTGAATGAGTTGGTATTTGTGTTGAAGCTTGTTCTTCTTCACAAAATCATTATAAAGCAGTGCTCCTCTTACGTGAATCGGTGTCCCTTTACTATAGATGTCAGTTCTGTGCTTATATTTTTCAAGGTTGTTGACTCCTCTGGGGAATGCGACAGCTTCTTGTCCTTGGGTTCTCGTTTCACTGCGGACTTTATTGATGAAAGCGATGAGTTCATCATTTGTATTGCTGATGATGAGTTTGAATGCTGCATACAATTTATCCCTAAAGTATTGAGGGGTGGATGACCTTGCAGTCTCAAGACCCATGATTTTCATCTTAGGTTCTTTGTAACGAACACCCTCAGAGTCCCATACGTTTAATATGTATCTTTTCTTTGCAGTCCAGATTCCACGGTCAGCGATGTTCTCTCGCTTCATGATCATTTTTTGATCATATGCCGCAACGTAATTTGCCAACTCTTGATATGATGATTCAATAAAAGGTTCCAGTTTTTCTTTACAGATCTTGTCAAGTAACCCCACAATTGCTGCTTTGTCGCCAGACTTAGAAGCAAGAAATTTATCAACAACAGGTCC